CTACTGCAACAGCCTTGTAGACAGTTGCAGATGAAGCACCGTCTGCACCTGAAGGAACACGAGTTGTCTGAACAACTTGGAATCCTTCAAGAACACCGATGGTGCCAGTCAATAGGTTGCCGACATTCTCGGTTGTGTACTTGTGAATGTCAACGAATCCACCTGAACCTGTTTCGGCACGAAGGTCAAAAGCTTGGCGTGGGTGAATGAACAAGGTGTATAGATCACCAATGCGTGGTTGTGCAGATGCCTCAAGAAGAGTTGTCTGAGCCTTACGAAGCATTGTTGTTGAAAGAACATCAGATGCTGTAAGTGTTGCTGTTGAGGTACGGCTTCCGCCGTACTTAACAACAGTTCCACCTGTAAGAGCTGTAGCAACAAGCTTGTCGAGAGTATCGGCAGCGTTGTATGCAATAGCATCACCGATCATTGTGTCAATGTCAGAAAATGCTGCAAGGTTTACCTTCTCAGTTTGCTCAACTGCATTACCGTATTCGGTAACAGTTACAGTAACTTGAGATGGGTTGCCCAATGCAACTGGAGTTACATCGGATGTTTCAGTTAGAGCTGTGGTAGCAGCAGTCAAGTTGTCGTAAACGGCAAACTTGAGAGTTGTTCCCGGGTTGGTCATTGAAACTGGTCGTAGGTCTGCAACAGAACGCATAACAGGAAGTGAGCGGAGTGCAGCACGAACATATGTGTCATATGCATTGACTACGAGGTTGCCAAGACCAGAGATTTGTGTAGTTGCCATTTGGCACTACCTCCTTATTTCTTGGTTAATAGCCCTGCTTACCAAGATCTGCAAAGAGCTGCTTTAGGGCATCTGGGCCTTTAGCGGCAGCTTCTTCCATTTGGGCTTGAATCAATCTCTCTCTATCGGCTGTGAGACCAGAATCGATTGTTGACTGAGCCTTCATGTAATTTTCTTTGAAACCTTCAGGCAAGTTAGAGCTTGCTTGGTTGGATGACTGACTTTCGACTCCGAAGACATCTCCGTATTCGTTAAGCCAGTTTGACAACGATTCCTCCGTGAGGTCGATGTCCTGCGGAATGAATGCCGCTATTTTCGGATTCACACCACGAGAGGTGAGGGTTTCTTTGATGGTTCTATCTCTTTTTTCTTTACGCAGTTCGGCAAGTTCAGACTGAATTTCTTTCAGTTGCTTGTCTTTTTGCTTATTAGCTTTGCGTAGTTGAGAAAATGCATCATTCGAATCTAGTTCGAAATCATCCTCATCGTCTTCGTAATTGGACATTTGTCCTACTCCCTTTTCTATGTTTGTCGCTGGCCTCAAATAGATCGGGGAATCTACTTGGCTCCAACTTCCGGGTAATACTCATCTCAAGTTCCGGCGATTCAAGAGACGGAGTGGGTGTTCAGGACTCGAACCTGTATGTCTGCCGGTCACCCTGCCTATTAAGTTCTTGTTCTCAATGCCCTCTGACCAACACCTGTTGTTCCAGAGAACTGTGCAAGGTTAGTTGCCTTGAGACGATTCATCGTTTCTGTGGCTGTTACATCGGCACCAAACTCAGCAGCGATTGCTTCCTTGGCTCCAAAGTTCTCACCATAGATCTCAGCAAGGTTGCCATACTGTTGAATGTTTGAAGCAACCTGTGAATACTTCTGGCGTTGTGCTTGATAGGTAAGAGATCCTGCACCGTACTGCTGTGCAATATCTGCTTGCTCCTTAGTCAAGCCCTCAAGAAGGGCTGCTGCTGTATTAAGGTTCTTACCAGCAATACCTTCAAGGATTGACTGACCTCTCGCTGGGTCAATCATGTATGCAGTAATCATGTCATCGTTAATACCAAAGAGATCCTTAAGTTGTCCACGAACTGCTGGGTTAGTTGTCTGGACAAAATCTCTATAGGCTTGGAAGACATTTGCTACATCAACATTTGTGTAGTTATTCTTCAAGAACATCTGGAAGTCTGATGTCTGATCGTAGAATCCTTTTGGTGCATTGTATTGAGTAAGCACCTTCTGGTATTCATCTTCCATACCAACGATTGTCTTCTCATCTAATGCACGATATCCGGCAGCCAAACGAGCTTCGTTTACCTTACCGAATCTCTCATAGTATGGGGCAGTCTGGATCAGTTGTAGATAAAAACCTTCTGCGGTAGTAGGAATCTCATCGAACTTCTTACCACTTCGATCAGTACCTTCACCCTTGAAGATCTTGGAGATGACATCTCCGAACTCTGGAACACCCATCTGGGTGAATCGTTCAGCAATGATGTCATAGGCAGACTTGCGTTCTTTAGCTAACTGCTCAAGACGAGCTTGTTCAGCAGCCTTCTGTTGAGCCTGAAGTTGTGCTGTAAAACTAGATGTTGCCTTGGATACAGCAGCATCAATCATCTTTTGAATATCTTCAGGGGTCATTCCCTGTTGGCTATTGTCTGGTGATGGAGTATCAGTAAATGTTCCATCGCTGTAGTAAGTACGAATTACACGATTGGCACCAGATCCAAGGATCTCAGTTCTTACAACAGTTTTACCTGTTGGACTTCCGATAGTCTCGGTGGTTCCATCATCATAAGTAACAGTTATAGTTCCATCTGGGTTGGTAACACGAGAAACAATTTTCTTACCCTTATTAGCATTTGGGTCAGCATTTGGGTCAGCATTTGGGTCAGGACTTACATTGGCATTTGGATCAGGAGTTACGCCAGTAGGAGTTACACCAGTAACGCCAGTAATCTTTGTTTCTGATTCATCGTATTTTCGGAATGAACCGATATCAAATACACCTGTTGGGCTTGCAACATTTGAAACAGGATTAGATCCAGTACCTAGACCTGCACCAGTACCTGCTTGGCTTGCACCATAAGGGTTGGTTGCTGTGTCTGGGGCTGTAATCTTTACTTTGGTGCCACTATAGAGGACTGTCTGACCGGCAGATGCACGAGCTGCAAGTGTTGGATTATCCGAAAGAATCTGTGCAACTGTAGTGCCATTCTTCTTGGCAATCCCTGAAAGTGTATCTCCGGACTTAGCCGTTACCTTTTTTGTCTCTGCCATTATCCCATTAGTCCTAACATCTGTCCGACTGACATTGTGATGCTATCTGCTTTGTTACGAGCATTAGCGGTGTATTGCCAACGACTATCCTTAAACAGACTTTGTTCAAACATCCATAGAGGAACTGTTTCGTAGGAAGTAGTAGCCCCTTTGGCATCTGTGATTGCTTTACCCTGCATAGCCTTACGGATCGTGGCATCTTCAAGATCAAGACCACCTTCTGGAATTTCCAGAATACGAACCATCGCTTGGATATATGGGCTGGCAATAGCCAACGGAGATTCTCCATTAAGGATTCGATCACGGAAAGCAGGGAAGGCAGCGACTGCCTGTTGACGAAGATTCTCATCAATCTGCTCGTTACTCGAATCACCAAGGAAAACATTCTTAGCAAGATTAGTTGCTGCTTCATCAGTAATAGATAAACCATACTGACGATACTTGGTTTGCACCATCAACTTATTTGCATTGATCTGTTGCTGAACCTGTGGTTGAGACAGGTACTTATCTGTCTTGCGGATACCCTTTTCAAAGTCTGCAAGGTTGGTAGATTTAGTTAGCAACTGTTGGAACATGGGGTCGTTCACAGAGAACTGTGAAGCTGCCATGTTGAAGTTCTTTGTAAAAATCTGAATATAGTCAGCAGCCGCTGTTGAGAAGTCAACACCTGCTCTCATTGCTCGTGCAATGTCTGGCTTGGTTGAATCCAACTGGAACTTATCAATAGCCTGTAAGCGGATGTTGTATTGGATCTCTTCCTTATCCTTGACCTTAGCAAGAAGCTGGTCACGATAGGCAGTCTGTTGTTCTGTGGTTAGAGAGATACCATTGGCTAGAGCATAGCCACCGATAGTGGCATTTACCCTCTGGTTAACATCCTTATACCAAGTGGTATTACGAAGGTAGCCTTCAACATTGGCACCGTTCTCACCGGCTTTAGCAAACTTAATAAGATCGTTATAGATGGTTGGGTAAGTAGACTTAAAGTACTCAAGTAGATACTTAGATCCATAGGTACCAAGTCTTGCTTCTTGCTCAGTTGTTAGACCTGTACCAGTCTCTGCACCAGCCTTAACAACGATTCCATTCTCATACTTCTTACCGTTATAGGTTCCAGTAAAGGCTGCACCATTCTTGGTAAGAGGACTTGATTTAGTTCCAGATCCTTTATAGGTATCACCAGAAGGTGGGTTATTAACCTTTTTATTACCTTGGTTATCGGTAACTACAGATTGTTCTGTGTCTGGAATTTGAACATTTGGTGTTAAAGATTGACCAGATACACTCATTGGTGTTTCAAACGGTCTACTACCTGTTGAATCTCCACCGTCTGTAACCTTTGTATCAGGTGTTTTACCAGTTGATACAAGTTTACCTTTGGAATCTAGTGTTAGAATTCCGTTAGAAATGTCATTCGACTTCTTGATAAGATCTGCTTGTTCTCTTACCAGTTTATTGTACTTATCAACTAATGATTTAAGATTGGCAGGTTTTCTTACACCAGATGACACAATCTGCACTTCACGAGTAATTTGATTCTTAAGTTCGTTTAACTGAGGAACAAGACGAGTAGCAGCAACATTAAAACCTCTTGCAGCTTCTTTATTCCTGCTATCGATCTTAGCTGCTTCAGCATTCTTCTTGGCAGTCTCTGCATCAGCAGCAGCCTTTGCTCTAATTCTTTCAGCTTCAGCTAAGAGTGTATCAATATTAAGTGTTTCAGCCATTAGAACTCACCTGCCAGTTTCCCGATAATGTCTCCATAGCCATTGAGTCTCTTGTCAACGACCTCTGTCTCAAGTGCTGGTGTAGCCATGATGGCTTCTTCAATAACTTGTCCTTTACCCATTGCATCAAGGCCACCTGTGGTTCTCGATGTGTATTGACCCGGTGCATTCATAGTGGTTGTAGTAACCGATGGGTTCTCACCCTCAGCAGTCATAAGTGCTTGAACTAACTGCTTGCTTTCTTTAGCCGATGGATCACGACCAAGGATTGCTCGTGCAGCATTCTGTACGATCCCTCGAGCAGTAGCAGGATCAGAGATATTAAAAGACTTCTGAACCTGTGGGCCAGTTGCACCCTTGTTAAGTTCACCTGTAGCAACCTTTGTAAGTAATTCTTGATAGGAAAGGCCACCAGCAGAGTTTGCCTCTGCAAGTAATTCACGGAATGCTTCAGTATCTTTCTGGCCCCAGTACGATGTCTGGAAGTCAGACTTACTCAAGAATCCACCTTGTACAAGTAAAGACTTAATCTGATTCTGATCTGCGGTAGTAAGGAAGTCTGAGTTCTTAATAGTCATCGCTTCTTCATTAGTAGCTGTATAAAGAGCCTTATAGAACTTTCCAGTTACATCAGTCTTCTTACCGGTTACCGGATCTGTATAAGTAACACCCGGTCTAAAAACATTCGTACCCTTTGCAGGGAATGCAGATGCAGCCGCATATGGGTTAGCCCCAACAGCCGGTGCCTGAATAACAGGAGAGTTAGCGGCAGGTATGGTTGGCTGCGGATCGATGGAATCTGGGATTCCGTCTTTATCTGTATCAAGTGCCATTAACTATTTCCTGTCTCGGTAGCAAATATACGCCAGTACATTACAGAGAATTCTGGATGTTCTGCAATGATCTGATAAGCAGACTGATTAAGCCAATCAGCCACATTGGCTACTGACTTTCCAGTAAGACTCTTAAATCCTGCTTGTGCAGCAGATTGCAATGCTGCATCACGGTATAGCAAGAACTTAGCCAAGCCCTTACCTGTTTCCGTTTCTGCAAACTTAGGGTTATCCAATGCTGCTGTTACTTCTTTGACAAGTGTCTCACGAGGAACACCAGCAGCTCGGAAGTCTGGCTGTCCACCAAACTCATCATCGAGGGCTGACTTCATAGTTAGGTAAACTTGATTAGCCATCTTTGGATCTGCACCTTGCTGAACAGCAATGGTCATATCCTGTTGGAGTTTAGCCTTACGAGCCGTGTAAACATATCGAGCCGCTTCCATCTGCATTTCAGCAGGTGATAAACGGAAGCGTTGTCCACGCTGTTCTTGCCACTTAGCAAACTCTTGCGAGTATTGTCCACCGGGGAAGAAGAGGGCAAACGCATTTGGGAACTGATTGGCATCATCACGGTTCTCTGTGTAGAACTTCCACGCTTCATCAGTTGGTGTAATACCACCACGAGTTCCCGATACAAGAGCAAAGAGTGAGTTGTAGCCATACTTCTCTGCCCACTTAGCAACAGCCAACTCATACGAGTCTGGGTTATTTGCTCTGATCTGTACAAAGTCATTGAACATCAATGCCTGTACATGGAACTCACCAGTCTTGTCTTTAGCAAGAATCTGTGGAGAAATAGCTCCGGGAGATAGGTTCTGGGTGATACCACGCCAGAGAGCCAATACTCGGTTTACTCGACCAGCATCTTCAAGCAATGCAGCTTGAGCCTGACCATCTAGTGGGAAGTCTCCATACTCACCAGTAGAGGCAAGGTATGCCATCAATGGTCGTAGGGTAGAGACATTCTTTGCCTCATAGGAGTCCATACCAAGGCCGTAGAGGATACGAG